GCCCATAGTTGACACCATGCCGAGTTTAATGGGCTCTGCGTAACCCTCTATTTCGACGGATGGTGACCGATAGGTCATCACCAGTCCCCGGAACCACTCGGGAAAGAAGCTAAGAAGCTCCAGCGAAATAGAGTCGGATGCAGACTCCAGGTCCAGAGTAACAAGGGAATCGTCGATAGACCCCTTCTGAGCCAGGATGCGGTTTTTGTCCTGTTGGTTAGACAAGTCCAAACCATAGTACCACTTCAAGCTTTGTTCAATTTGGCTTGAAAGCCCCCGTTGCATCCACATATTAGCGGATGGTTCAGTGGCGATGGTACGACCCACGTCGACCGTTTTTGGGACGACACTAACCTTGCTTGATTCCACCACCTGGATACCCCTTAATTCACGCGCAAGAAAGAAAGCGTTTGAAAGGGGTTCAGTTACTTCCGAGGTGGTACACATCTCCCAATAAGGGAGCAGCCGTGACGTGACAGAGACGCTACTGTCGAACATTTTGTGCAACATATCTGTTGCCCGAGTTCCAATACTCGCTCCGGGGCCGGGTCTTCCTGCCCCAAAGTGTTCTAGAGCGTTGTCGCTGATCAATGCGGCGTCGCCGCATTCGCTGAAGAAATCATGGATTGACTTGGAAAACTCGCCAATCAACAATTCGTCCAGAGACGTGTTAACGTGACCCATCCTCGTAAATTTAGCGCTGCGAAGGTTTGCATCGACAAATTTTTGGATAGCCGCTGAATAAGCGGCATCGGAGATGGGCTCGTCACCTTCGAATTTCCTAACGACGTTACCTACTAGTAAGCAGGCAGCGACGCTTCGGGAATCGAGGTCTGGGCCCCAGCTTGCGCTGGCGGTGGGCAATTCTGCCCGGATTGATTCAAAGAGCGTACTTGCAAGTAGCATAGCAACCCCATGATCAGTAGTGCGGACACGATCACCAGCACAAGGTTTAGCTGGTGACGATAGTGACGGCGTTTCATACTTTCTTAGCCGACAAGACCGTTAACGAACGTATCGCAGAGGTTCGCCGAATCTTCGTTAATGAAGCCCCCCAAAAGGGAGAGCGCCACACGAAC